TATTAGAGGAATATATTTGTATCTCATCTATTACCATAACTTTATCATTCTCTATTATTGATACAACTGCACACATTGGGTCTACGTTAAAGTCTAATCCTATATGCAAAAATAAACTATTATCCTTGTATCTATCTATTATATTTTTTTCCCTATTAAAGTTATAGTATATCATTCCTGAGTAATTTACAAAGGTTGCTTCATATTCTTGTTGGAATGTTCTCAAATCTAAATCTTGCTTTGCTTGTTCTATTTCTTCTTCACTAACTTGCTGACCTTCTAATGTTGTGTATTTAAAACTCTCCCAGTCTTTGTTTGTTTCTCCCATCTTAAATAACTCATAACTCCAGTTACCGAAACCTCTAGGACTACCACAGAAGAAAGCAGAGCCTTCAGTATCAGATAATGTTGGTCTTAATACTTCATACCAAACTGTTTTGTTTATATCTGAGAACTCATCACATACTAAGAAATCTAAACCGACTCCTCTTAAAGAGTTTTCATTATCGCTTCCTCTTAATGTTATCTGCGTGTTGTTTCTTAGTGTAATAGTTAGATCGCTATGGTTAATTGATTTAACCCACTTATGTTCTATCATCTTTTCTTTTAATACACTCCAGCATATTGCTTTAGCTTGTCTATAACTGGGTGCAACATACCACACTCTTTTATTAGGTTGACTTGAGAACTTTGCTATCTCGTTTATTGCTAAATATGTTTTACCAAATCTTCTACCAGTTATTAATACTCTAAACCTTGCATCAGAACTAATTACTTTTTTCTGTGGTTCAGTTAATGGCATTATACCTCATTACCCCAACAATCCCAGCCTTCTACTTTCTGTCTAGCAAATAATTCTATTCTTGGTAAATCTCCACACAACTTAACTATTCTATCTCTTACTTCTGCTGGTTTTTTACTATGTTCTTGGACTGGTTCATAAACAATTTGATGAACTCCCCTTGATTGTCGTTCTATAGTTCCTTTTTTAGCAATCAAACATAATTCAGCATTTGATCTAGTCCAGTATCCTAAACCCCAAAAAGCATCAAACTTTTCATCATTAACAAAACTTAATTGATTTTTATTATGGTTCTTATTAGCTTTTACCCATACAAAACCACAAGTTGAGTATTTAAACCCCCAACTATCAATAATATTAAAACTTTGATAAAGTATAGGAAAAGTAACCCACATAAACAATATACAGTTATCATTGCTTATATCTTTAACTGGTAAATTACTAATCCATTCTATATCCTGACATTCATAATAATTATCAGCACTTTTTTCCTTTCCTTTATCTGAATATGTTTCAAAAGACCAAGGGGGGTCTGCATATATAATATTATACTCCTTATCTGGAAAAGGTATCATTAATCATTATTCCAAACTAATGGTTCTTCTACTTGGTTCTCTTCTAATCTATCTTGCTGACCTAATAAGTTCTTACCTAAGAATATTTGCATGGTTACATTTCCGTTTTCTGCTGACTTCCATTGCAGTTGTCTTAACCTCATTTTTTGTTCTGCTCTTCCTTTTCTCAGGAATTCCGAATAACTCTTTTCAAGTAAGTCTGCTGAACACCCAAAGAAATCACCCATTTCCTTATTGGTACAGCCTAATTTAGCTAACTTTTGTAGTTGCTCTGTGTCTATGTGATACTTTTTTGGTCGTGCCATTCCTAATTACCCTATAGTTCGGTAATATAAACCTAGCACAATATAATTATTATTCAACTATTTCACTCTCTGTTTCTTTATCTATAATAAAGTCTATGTATTGTTTAGCTTTCTTTAGGTCTTCTATTCCCCCTTTATATCTCCATCTAGTGATATATTTGATTACGTTTCCTTCACAGTAAGATAGATTATTCTTTGTAATATAGTCTATTGGTTCTATACCACCTTTATTGTAATGATCTGGTTTTTTTATATTATCCATCATTTACCCTAAATATATCTTGATAAATAAGATTAATTATTTTCTCATATTCTTTTTGTTCATATTTATCTATATCTATTTCTGATACTAACTTTTTAAACAACTCTATTTTCTTTACATTTTCCATATTGTTTTATCCTCAATAGTTTTCATTAAACAGTTTGAGCAAACGTATTTATTTGCATTATCTACTTTAATAATTGGATTACCAGCACACTTAGTACAAAACATATATTTTCCAGTTGAAAATTTTGTTATTTTCTTTTTAGTTTTCTTATCTTCTTTTTGTTTTTTAGACATACTGTAAAATGTTAAATCTTCTTTATTTCTGTCATTTTTAAATCTATCTGCCATTTGTAGCTCCTTTTCTTCTAATATATAATAATTCAAGGCATTTAAATTGCCATACAGTAGGGGTAAAGCATAATTGTCTATGTTTGTACCCCTTTATCATTTAAAGTCTATTACCCATGTTTAAATACTTAATTGCTTCTTCTCTCGTGAACTCACCTTCTTTGATTGCTCTTTGAACATCTGGAAAGTGTTGGTTAGCAAAACTTGTAACGAATGAACTTTGTTCTTTATCTTCTATAGCTTGTTTTAAAACCTTTAGCCTTAGAGGATATACTTCAGTAGTATTGCTTTGTTTAGCTACCTCATCTTCATACTTCTTAGCTGATAACCAAAAACCAACCTGTTTACAGAATTTTTTATCTTCAATGCTATGGTAATAATTATTATACATTTCAGCTAATTCTTCTGGTTTATCTTTCCATTCTGCATCTAAAGATTTAAAGTTTTTCTCTGCTATACCCTTACTTACTTTATTAGATATTAAATTCCAAAATAAAGGGAAATTATCCTTTTTCTTGGTTTTAGGTTTAATGGTAGGGGTAGTGGTTAGGGTAGGGGGGTTTTGGCTAGGTTTTTTTGGTCTACCACCAAGCCTTCCATTTATCTTAGATGCTTCTATTCTATTAGTGATAAACAAGTATTCTTGCAGTTGTCTTTCATTTTGGTAATGATCGCTTACTTCTACAAAAAATTCTTTAATTACTTCATCACATGATTTCTTTTCTGCATCTGTAATGCAATTTGCTATCCTATAGTGGCTGTTGGGGTCTAATGGTATACCAGAACATCTTTTGTTCCAATTCCAACACAACAAGCGAATATACACTCCTATTTGCTCATTTGTTAGATGTTGTGTACCAGCCACGAAATCTTCTGTGAATAAATACCATGCTTTTAGTTTTTCTTGGGGTTTACTTGATTTATTTATAAACATTTTTTTTCCTCGTTATTGTATTAATAAAACCTAAAATTTATATTTGGTAAAGGAGTAATTAATACCCCCAAACCTCAACTCTAGCTTTGTGTACTGCTTCCTCTCTCCATATCCAGTCGTCAGGGTTAGGAATCAGCAAGTTTTTAACATCATCTAATGTATCTACCTTTTGCAAAAATGAACCCATAACCTTGACAATATGATTACAAATTTTCATGGGTTTACTATAATCATCTACACTAAACTCATAAAATTCAGTACCAGATTTTTTGCATACTAAATACCATAGTTTTTGATTAGCATTAGTCCCTTTATTGTAGATAGCTTGTTGCATAGCATGAGCATAAGATATGCCCTGAGGCTTTCTCAAAGTAGTCTTTAAATCTATATAGAACTCCTCTTTAGTAGTTTTATCCTCAAATTGAAAATCGGTATATCCTACTAATGGTATTCCTTCTATATCCATTTCTACTTTGTTTTGATAACCTATTAAATCCCATTTAAAAGCATAATTAGTTAGCCTTTGTACTCCTTCATTAAATAATGGAATTAGATTTTCTCTTTCACTTGCAACCTTATCACCAGTTAAACCAGTACAACCTTCATCATACTCATCAAGCATTTTCTCTATTGCTTCTGTCTGATCAGTTCCGTTTAACCAAAGGTTTAAAGCAGATTCCACAACTGTTCCTCTTTGCATAGCTGGGTTAGAATCAAATTGATAACCAAATATTCTCCTTAATGCCCACCTTTCTCTATTAAAAGCAAACTCAGTTAATTGGCTAAATGATAATGGTAACAAGTTTTTCTTATTATCATTGTCAAACTTTTTAAAATGCTCTATCATATTAGCCCCACAAATTGTATAGCTATGCCAAATATAATAACTCCTATAAAGAATTTTATATAATCATTCATTGCTATCTCCTTCTAAAGAATACTCAGCAAACGTCTTGCCTTTTTTAGTAATATTTTTAGTGGTTATATTATGCCCTTCTTTTCTTAGATTATAAATTCTTGCACTTAGACGAAAGCAATCGAATCTATGTAAGGCTTCTAGTGGTGTTATAGATTTCCCCTCTTTAAGGAAATCTAATATTCTTTGGTTTTGTGTTTCACTCATAACATACTCCTTTCTATTAAATGTTGTGCTTGAGCATTTGTACTTCATTGATGGATTTGGTTCTTAAATCCTCTCTGAAGGTCTTGAAGGATTCAAACCTAATTTTAGATTTGTTCCTCTTTCTTAATATGTTGCTAAATCTTTCAACATAATCTTTATATCTTTTATCCGAAAAGATATGTGCTTGTAATTCACTTGTATTTTTATACTTTATATTTTGTGAATAGTGTAGTGTTAGTTCAGAAACTATCAATTTTTCCTCTTTTTTAATAATCTCCAAAGCTGTGTCATTATCACTATATTCTAAACCCAGTTTTTCTTGCTGGTGTGATAATACGTTAGGGTCGAATTGTATAGCATATATATCTGTCATTATTTTATCCTCAATATTTTATGAACAAACCATTTGATTGATCTTTTAATTCTATCTATAAAATAAACATTAATAATATGCTTCATAATCCTCACAAATATTAGTATTGGTGATGTCAAAACATCTGCAAGTAATATAAAAGCATCTACTAATAGATCGATAATATTGTCAGTGGTACATAATTTTTTCCACTTTTGTTTTATTCTAGTTCTAAAAGACATACTACTTAGTAACTCCCTCAAAACACTGTTTACAATAGTATTTAAATTTCTCATAATACATAGCCTGATTAGAACAGAAGGAACAGTTTTTTAGCATAATTAATTTCTTCCAGTGTTGAGAGGTTGAATCTTTTTGTATTGGTTTTTTTCTAGCCATTTTTCTGCTTTAACTCTTTTGTATAAAAATTATTTTCTTCTACTGTTCTTACAATAAAACCTTTATATAATAAACTCCATATTCTTCCTTCAACTTCATGTTTAGTTGGTCTTTTATCAAATTCCATCTGATAATTAATTACATATTTATTTTTTTGCTCACTCATAAACTGCCTCTTTAATAAAAATTTTTTCTTTAAGTATTTTTTTAAATTCTTCATTAACTGCTTTGTTTTTATGTGCAAGGGTATGGCATGATCTACATACTGCAAATAAGTTATCAATTTTATTTAATCTGTTGTTTTTTACACCACCCATGCCCTTAGATATCAAATGGTGTATATCAACTGCTACTGCTTGATTACAGCCCCAGCACATGGGAATATCGCTCTCACAATATCCCCAGTATCTACCGAACAATTTTTTATAATCTTTCATTAACCAAAATGTTTGTTAAAAGATTCAACTGCTTTCTGGGTAATAATATCTATTTTTTCTTCTGAGAAATTACCCCCACCCATTGCTCTGCCAACTACACCAGTAACAAAGATTAACTTATCTTTATTAGTATCAGGTTTTCTTGATGGTGCTTGTTGAGGACTACTTGCTGGAACTTGTTGCCCATCTTCAGTCAGTACTACTAACTTTTCTACATTGATATACGGATTACCATTTGAAGATGTTTTTTGATTAATAACATCATATCCTATTTTAGCACCTGATGAGGGCATAGGGTTTAATAGTTCTCTACAATAAAGTCTTTTACCATCTACTAAATCTATTGCAAAATTACTTATAAATACCCCCTTATCATTAGTTGCACTATTGTCGTAAATCTTATCTATTATTCCTTCTACTTTCATAATTATCTCCTTTTATTATTATTTATTTAGTTAATTAGGGATTAATGACTGAATAGCCACGACCTGTCAGACAATTATTAATAAAATCTTTTCTTGTGTCTAACTTGGGTGTAAGCCATAAAGTCTTAATCCTTAGTATATTATTATATACTATCTTACCAGCATCTACTATGACATTTGTTTGATCTTTAACTAAAGCCACACAAGTATAATAGTCATCATGAAAACGGTTGTGATCGCCTTCTATACTGGCTGACGATTTACCTCTTGAGTCTACTATTGGTTTAGTGCTACAACCTGATAAACAGATTAATAGTAGACCTAGAAAGCAAATTAGTAATATTTTGAAACGCAAATTTGTATTCCAAAATGTATATTTTTTTGGAGTAGCTTTTAAAATATGTCTTTTAATATTTTTGTTCATAATACTCTCCTATATTTCTTTGTTAATAATTTCATGTAGTAAAGTTATTTGTCCATAAAGATATAAACCATATTGAGTTTTGCATTGTGTTATATCAGCTTCATTTTCATAATCTTTTCCTTCATGCTTTTTAAAATGTTTTAACAAAACTGGTAATCTCCAATTTATCAACTTATAGGTCAAGGTATATTTTGGTAATGTAGAAACCATTATATAATCCCCTTAATTGTTTTAATTAAATTCATATCATTATCATATAAGCCTATAGTGTCGTCTATGTGGTGTAGCTTATAGTAATAGTTAATTTTGTTTTTTGAAATTACTTTAAATCTAACTGTGCTATTGTAATCAAAATATTTAATTTGTTTCATTATTATCTCCTCGTTTATTATTATATCCCATACATGGGAAAGTTATATTTTTTTCTTATTCTACTTGCAGTTTTAGGGGACATAAATTGTATACCCTTTAATATCTGCAAAACAAAAGTATATGATAAATCCACTTCATAAGTAAGCTGAGTAACAGTAAGCCCTTTATCTTTAGCTATCTGGTACAACATTTTGCTATGAGGGTTTGGCACATCTTTAAAATCTTCTAAGTTTACTGCTTTTCTACCCATCATTTTCACCACAAGCATTTTTCCAGTCATCTACTATCATTTCATATTCTGCATACATTAACCTTGCATCATCTTCAGTGATACCAACTTCTTCCACTAAACAATTTATCTCAATAGAAATATCTTGCTCTTCTATCTCTGTGCCTTTAATAGAAATATATTCATAATCTTTTATCGCCTTAAATAATCTAGCATATTTCTTAGCTATACCATCTAAAACTGTGGTCTTATTATATTCTATAATTTGTCTTGCTATTTGTTCTTCTGATTGTCTATACATTTACTTCTCCTCGTTATTAATTTCATTTTTATCTCTCCTCTAATTCTATTTGATAACTATCTTTTTCTAAATTGTCAGCATAAAGTCTTGCATCTTTGTAACTTTTAAAATAATAAGATTCTCCACCTACTCCGTCTTTTAAAAAAACAAATACGCACCATTTTTTTTGATATTCTTTTTTATTCATTTACTTCTCCTCGTTATTATTAAAAATATGATAACCATAAACACATCTAGTACCTTCTCTGCTAGGGTCATAAGTATCATTTACTATATAATCTATAACACAAGTTAAATGCCCAGATAAACTAATAATTAAAGTGCCTTTTGGAAGTTCTTCTTTTGTCATGTGAACTTTACAACCAGAACCTATAAACATTGTAGGAATCCATTTCCACCCTAAATTTTTTAAGTAAGGTTTCCATATTTTATTTGGAACACCTTGATATGGTGGTTTGTCCATAAGTTGTTTAAAATCGTTTAAAACTTCTTCGTAATTTTTTTTAGTAGCTATTGATATTGCTCTTAAAACGCAATCTCCTCGTTCTTTATATTTAGAGCCACCATTATTATAATTAAAATCTAACATTATTATTTCCTCGTTATTATTATAATTTATTAATCCTAATTTATTTTCTAGGTTATTGCAAGTATTATTTTCCTAGATAGGAAAGTGCAATTAAGCACTCTCCTTGTTTTCTTTATTGTTTAAAATCTGAACTACATTAATATAATTATTTTGTAACTCATCATATTTATAATACTCAATAAAATTATCTTTATATTTTTGAATAATTTTATCTCTATCTGAAATTAATTTTCTAGCTATTTTAAGTTGTTCTTCTAGTATCTCTACTACTCTATTTAATCTTTGTATTTCTTGTTTATCTTTTTTAGCCATTATTATTACCTCGTTATTATTATTAAATAGGAAAGTGCAATTAAGCACTCTCCTGAGTTTTATCTATAGCTTTTTTTAATACTGCTTTGTACTTGTTCTCTATAGCTATCAATTCGTTTAAAACATCTTCAATTTCTTTAACATTGTTAAATACTTTATTTATTTCTCTTTCTCCTGATTTAGTCCAAGGTGTTACCTCTGTGATGGTATAGCCATAAACGTGCTTACAAACCTTGTAATTTGATGTTTCAGGAATTTCTAATTTGTTTTGTATGTTAATAATGTTTTTGTCGATATACCATTCTAACATTTCAAGGTTAGTAGTTCTATGAATAAACTCTCCACATACCTTTGCTTCTAATACCCACCATTGTCTGCCCTTGAAATATCTACAATCTTTATAAAAGGTATAACCAAGCTCTTGAAGTTTTACACTTACCATTGCTTGTCTACCACCTCTTTTAGATTTACCAAAAACTATGTGCTTAAATTTATTTTCTGGTTGTTTAGTTCTCATCATTTTATCCTCGTTATTATTATTATTAAATATCTTATTTATATAACCTAATTCAGTTTTTAGGTTATTGCAACACTTATTTTTAAAATAATTTATTTTTTTTGATATGTTGTTTATTTACCACTATTGTGCATAATTAAGTAAACCCTAACTTCTTCCTCGTTTTTAGGGTTTTATTAATTAACCCTAGCCGTTAAAAGCTAGGGTTTCTTATATAGGAGATAAGTATTATGAAAGTCTTAAAAGCCTTTGTTTAGCTCTTAAAACCTTTTTATTCGTTGTTTTGAAACTCTTTGATCTTCTTTTTCTTTTAATAGGTCTTTTATCTATTAGTTCAGATATAGTTGCAGTTGTAGTGAAGCCACTCATTTGCCTACTTTCCTCATTGCTCTAGTGTGAGCAGTTTTAAAAGTTGCACCTTTTCTCATTGCTGTTGCCATTTCCTTCATGTGCTTTAGGCTATGGTGTCTTGCATGATTATTCATAGTTTTACGTTGTCTGGGAGTAAGGTTTTTTGTAAAACTCCTGATAGATGCAACTTGAACCATTATCTTTTCTTTTTACCCATTTTCTTTTTCTTCTTCTTACCTTTTTTCTTCATTGCTTTTGAAGTATTTGCTTTTCCATAATGATAGGGCATATGTAATTCCTTTTTAAAATTATAGTATACACTATTAAAATCATCATCAAAACTTTTTTTTACCAGTTTCTAACCACATTTAAAATAATAGCTATACAAGTGCAAATATGTAAGAGAACCCAAACAGACCTCATTAAAGCTATAACATAGGATTCATTAGCTTTATTGCCTAGTGCTTTGCACCAATACTGCCAAATTATATGCACTTACTTTTTAGAATCTACTTTTTTAATTTTGTCTAAACTTCTAAGTCCACCAATGCCCAACATACCTAATAATAAAGGCATCATAATGCTCATGTCAGCTTGTGGAACAAAGATATCAAAACCAGCACAAATTGGTGCTACCATAAAATTTATACCTAATGATAACGCACATATCCAACCAACTAGAGGTCTCCAAGATGATTGAAACCAATTACCTTTAGCTTCTTCTGTGTTTAGTTTTATTTGTGCTAATGCTAATTCTTGTGCGTGTTTCTCAGCCATAGTAGATATTTCATGACTTAATTTTTGTTGTAAATCTTTATCTTTTATAAATTTAGATATTAATTTGGTTGCTGGTGCTATAAGTGATGTAATAGCCATTACTTCATCTCCTTGTATTGTTTTCCGTCAAAACTTAAATATTTTTTTCTATTGTTTTCTACATTGTAAGATATATGAACCCAACCTGAACTCGGTTCTCCCTCTTTGTAAAACTCTAATATAATTTGGTCAAAATCCAACATAGCAGAACACCAGTTGGCTAATTCTAAATTACTCATTGTGGGTACTTCAATGTCCACTGCTTGTCCTTTACAATGTTGACTGGTCTTTGAACCACCAATCTTTGTATTTAATTCAGGGCTTCTATATCCAGAGTTAGGGGTAAATGGTATTCCAAAGTTATTTCTAATTGGTTGTAAAACATTTTTGCATAAAGCTGTTAAATTAAGTATAGCAGTCATATCAGGGTTATTATCTATGCCTAGCCTTGTAGCTGTTTGAGATTTTGTAAATTCTTCTAAACTAAAGTTTTCTGATAATTTCATATTTTTTCTCTCTTTTAAAGGGAGTTACATTATATGGTGGTAAGCCAGAAAATATAATACAACTCCCATTTCCATCACAACGAATAAGAGATAACGAATTATCTCAATAATATTATATGTTTATATAACAAGTTATCAATCTTTTTCTATTATCCAGTTATCTTTTTGTAATTTGTAATCTAGATATAGCTGATTGTCAGCTCTTTCTCTCGATTCATTGATACATATTAAATAGTACTTTGGTCGATATAAAAGGCAAGTTTTCTCATCTTCTACTGGGTGAGCTACTCCTTTTGATATAAACC